CGCTTCAATCGCCTTGAAGCAAAGATTGACCAGCTTATTCAAGCGGGAAGATAATGCCAAGTAAGAGCAAGAAGCAACACAATTTCATGGAAGCTGTGGCGCACAATCCAGAGTTTGCCAAGAAAGCAGGGGTTCCCCAGTCCGTGGGGAAAGAGTTCAGCAAAGCCGATAAAGGCAAAACTTTTAAACGAGGTGGTGAGATGGCTACAACTAAGATGGGTAAACCAATGATGAAGCCCGGTATGAGCATGGCTAAGGATGGCATGAAAAGGCCTACTCCTATGGCTGACACAGCGATGGCTGGCGTTGGCATGAAAAATGGTGGCAAAGTCAAGAAAATGGCTGGTGGCGGCTTTGTTCGTTCAGCTGACGGCATTGCTAAAAAAGGTAAAACCAAAGCCAAGCAAGTCAAAATGGCTGCTGGTGGCATGGCTAAAAAATATTGTTAAGGAGCTCATCATGGCACAAGGACGTATTGTTAGTAAAAAGGAATTGGAAGACTCCGGTCTTAGCTTGCGTGATTTCCTAAACAAAGAACGCGGCTTAACTCGTAAAGCTCCAGAAGGCACTAAGTTTGGCGAGTACAAACCACGCCGCGAACCAAAGCCTTTAACAGAAGTTACAAAGCCCGGAACAAGTACTAATTACGAGAGTGATGAAGTATCTGATATGACTTTTAGCAAAGGTGGCAAAGTTGGCTCTGCATCTAAGCGCGCCGATGGTATTGCTCAACGGGGTAAAACCCGTGGAAAGATGTGCTAATCATGGCTGACGTTAAATACCCAGACTACACCCCTGTAGATGAACCTGTTCGTACAGGCACTAAACCCCAAGAACCCGGTAGCGGTATTAGGGTTGAAAAAGAACCAGCACCAAAACCAGCGCCAAAGGTAGTCAAGAAAATGGCTAAAGGTGGCACTGCTTCTAGCCGTGGTGATGGTATTGCCCAGCGTGGTAAGACTCGCGGCAAAATGATTATGTGCGGCGGAGGAAAAGTCTAATGCGACCTAGCCGTGGCATGGGTGCTATTAGCGCCAGCAAAATGCCTACGGGAGTTAAAAAGGCCCGTAGGGATGACACTGACTTCACGCAATACGCTGAAGGCGGCAAGGTTGGTTTGTATGCCAACATCAACGCCAAGAAAAAACGTATTGCCAAAGGCTCTGGTGAGAAGATGCGTAAAGTTGGCAGCAAGGGTGCTCCTACAGCGCAGGCATTCATTAACTCTGCTAAAACCGCGAAGAAATAAAAGATGAGTACTACAGGTTCTTCCGTATTTAACATGGACTTCTCGGAGCTTGCCGAGGAGGCGTGGGAGCGCGCGGGCCGTGAGATGCGAAGTGGATACGACTTGCGTACAGCTCGTCGTTCCATGAACCTAATGACTATTGAGTGGGCTAACCGTGGCTTAAACATGTGGACGATTGAGCAGGGAACAATAACCCTGACGCCCGGATTAAGTACTTATGCCCTGCCCACAGATACGATTGATCTGCTAGATCATGTCATTCGTACAGGGGCTAACTCAGTAAATACTCAGGCTGACTTGAGCATTACTCGTATTAGCGTATCAACCTACGCCACTATCCCAAATAAGCTAGCCCAAGGCCGCCCAATTCAAGTGTGGATTCAACGCCTATCTGGTGAAACAAACCCAACAGATTCAACTTTGGCTGCAACCATTAACTCAACTGATACAACAATCACGTTAAACTCAGTTGCTGGCCTCGCGGGCGCGGGATACATTCGCCTTGATACAGAAGATATCTACTACGCCTATATCGATGGAAACTCATTAGGTGGAGTATTCAGAGGTCAGAACAACACTACAGCTGCAGCACACACAATTGGAGCGGCAGTTTACGTTCCCCAGCTGCCAGCATTTACTGTGTGGCCAACGCCTGACTCTAGCCAGACCTATCAGTTTGTTTACTACCGTATGCGCCGTATCCAAGACGCTGGCGCTGGTGTGCAGACTCAAGACATGAACTTCCGTTTCTTGCCATGTGTAGCGGCCGGCTTGGCTTACTACATTGCCATGAAGCAACCTGAACTTGTAAACCGTTTACAGATGCTCAAGTCGGTCTACGATGAACAATTTAACCTAGCAGCTGGTGAAGACCATGAGAAGGCAACCATGAGGCTTGTGCCTCGTCAGGCCTTTATTGGAGGAGGCGCTATCTAATGGCCAGTCCATATGCATCAGGTAAATACTCGATTGCCGAGTGTGACCGTTGCGGGCAGCGGTACAAGCTTAAACAGCTGAAGATGGAGATAATCAAGACCAAGCTTTACCAGCTAAAAGTTTGCGAATCATGTTGGGATCCTGATCAGCCGCAGTTGCAGTTGGGCATGTATCCAGTCTACGATCCACAGGCTGTAGATCAGCCTAGACCAGACACAACATATGTTTCTGCGGGTATTGGCCCTGACGGCTTCCCAACAGGTGGCTCAAGGGACATTCAGTGGGGCTGGTATCCAGTGGGTGGCTCTAGATTATTTGATGATGGATTAACGCCAAATAACTTGGTGGCAACAACAAGTGTTGGTACAGTAACGGTAAGCGTAACTTAGGAGAGAAAGATGGACAAAGCTGATTTAAAACAGGACAAAAAGATGATTGCTGGTGCAGTGCATAAGCATGAGAAAAAGATGCATCCCGGCAAGCCAATGACTAAGCTCAAAAAAGGCGGCCCTACATCTTTGGATCGTAAGAAGTTTGGACGTAACTTGTCACGCGCTAAAAATCAAGGAGGCTAACATGGCCACGTTTAGTAAAAAAGTAATGGGTAAAGAAGTTGGCTCTGCCAGCGTCTATGCCAAGCCACACAACATGTCTGGTAAATCTACCAAGATTGCCAACAACCCCGGCAAAGAGCCAAACCGCAGCAAGCTTGATCAGTACGATGTAAGCGTTGGCGCTATTAGCAAATCTGCTGGTGATGAGCAAACTAAAACATCCGGCATCAAGATTCGCGGCACTGGTGCTGCTACCAAGGGTGTAATGGCAAGAGGCCCAATGGCTTGAGGTTGAAATGACATACGACGAACTGGTCACTGCTGTCTCCGATTACTGCGAGAACACATTTGTCAACACGGTTGAAAGACCGGATATGGACACGATGATTCGGCAGGCGGAGCAACGCATATTCAACTCTGTTCAAGTCTCGTATTTCAGAAAAAACGTCATTGGCACATTGACAAGCGGCAATAAGTATTTATCTACGCCAGAAGATTTTCTTTCAACCTACTCCATAGCTGTTATTGAAAACTATGGAACAGCAAATGAAAATTACACTTATCTTTTAAATAAAGACGTTAACTTTATTCGCGAGGCTTATCCCGGCCCAGCTGATACAGGCTTACCTAAGCATTACGCTATCTTTGGCCCAACTACAACTGGTGCTGGTGCAATCACAAATGAGTTGACGTTCATTCTTGGCCCAACTCCAGATGCAACTTATCGTGTTGAGTTTCACTACTACTATTACCCAGAGTCTATTGTTGACTCTGCAGATGGTCATACTTGGCTTGGCGACAACTTTGACATTGCTTTGTTCTGCGGAACAATGATGGAAGCTATCACTTATATGAAGGGCGATCCAGATTTGGTTGCCCTGTACAAAGATCGTTACGAGTCTTCTATGTTTCTGCTCAAGAACTTGGGTGACGGCAAGCAGCGTATGGATGCCTACAGGGATGGTCAGGTTAGGGTGCCAGTCGTATGATCGTACAAACCCAGACCACCAGCTTCAAAAAGCAGCTGTACGAAGGCGTTCACGATCTGCTGAACGACGACTTGTACATTGCTTTGTACACTGGAAACGCCAACCTAAACCAAGACACTACTGTTTACAGCTCTACCAATGAGATAACTGGAACTGGTTACACGGCTGGCGGTCAATTAATTGCTGGCGTTACTGTTCAAAGTGATGGATACACGGCTTATGTAAGCTTTACAAATCCGTATTGGAGTCCAGCTGCATTCACAACAAGATGCGCGCTAATCTACAATGCGACTCAAGGAAACAAGTCTATTGCTGTATTGGATTTTGGCTCAGATAAGACCTGTACAACCACATTTTTAATCACTTTGCCAGCCAATACCGCAACAGCCGCACTCATCAGGAGTTCAAATTGATAGTTACTACAACTAAAGGCGAAATGGATGACTCTTTGCTAGAGAAGCGAGAGGGCGACATTGACAATGACAACGAAACAACCACATGGACAGAATACTGGTTAGAAGGTGAACTTGTTCATCGTTCTGTGCATGTAACTTTGAAGAAAATGCCGCCCGTGGGTGGTGAAACTGGTACTTTTTAAGGAACTACTATGGCAAATACCGCATCAATGTGTACCTCCTTTATGGGGGAAATCCTGACGGCAACGCATAACTTTGGTACTGCGCCTATTCGTGCGGCTACAACTGCTGACACGTTTAAAGCCGCTTTGTACTTGTCTTCTGCTACTGTTAACGCATCCACAACTGCTTACTCCTCTACTGGAGAAGTAACTGGAACTGGTTACACGGCAGGCGGCGTGACGGTGACTAATGCAACAGCTCCAGCATCAACCAACAGCTCGGCTACGGCTGGCGTGGCTTATTGGACTCCATCTGCTTCGATCACCTACACAAGCGTGACACTAAGTACGTCATTTAATGCAGTGTTGATTTACAACTCTACCCAGAGCGACAAATCTGTTGCGGTGTACACCTTTGGCGATCAAACGATTACTGCTGGTACTTTTACTCTGACAATGCCGTCAAACACGACATCCACTGCTTTGTTGCGGTTGGCTACTACCTAAAGGTAGTTCGTGTCTCTCGGCTGGGGCGACAGTACTTGGGGCGCAAACGGCTGGGGCGGCACTCTTGATGTAACAGGGGTGGCCGCCACGGGAGCCGTTGGAACGGCTTCGCCCGGCATATCTGTTGCTCTGACAGGGAATTTTGCAACGGGTTCTGTTGGAACTGTTAACCCAAGTCAGTCTGCTGCGGAGCTGGGTGATGCGGCAAATGGTTATGTAGGGACGGCAACTCCCGTTATTACGGTAGCCTTAACTGGGGTATCTGGTTCTGGCGCTGTAGGAACGCTGATTGCAAGCAAGTATCTAACTGGTTTAGAGGCAAGCGGTGCGGTCGGATCTGTTGGGTTTTCTATTTCTGTTGCATTAACAGGAAATTCGGCAATTGGATCTCTCGGGCAAGTTATTGTTCCGTTATTGCCAAACTCAGCAAGTGGTTTTGTTGGATCGGTAGCGGCGGATAGGACGATTCAGTTATCTGGAGTATCGGGAAGTGGCGTACTTGGATCGATTGGTGTCGGGGGTAGAAGTTTTGCACTCACAGGCAATTCTGCTTCTGGACAAGTTGGAACGGTTATCGCTGTTTATTGGAAGTTAATTGATGACAGTCAG